TTTCCATTCCCGCGCGATGGATTCGACCGGAGGCCGATCGAATTCCTATGTTCGTCACCAGCAGATCCCCGATCCGACCGCGGTTTACAAGATCCGCATCCGCTCGATGAACCACCAAGCGTTCAGGGCGGTATCAAACGCAGTCGCTGGTCCTGGCAATGTCATTCGTCTTACGTCGACCGCACATGGATACACCGGTACTCCAACGATCTGGGTCGAATACATCAGCGGTGTCACTAATAACGGAGCGGCCCTGCGTGGTAATTATTCAGCCACGGTCATCGACGCTAACACGATTGATTTGACCGGAACGGTATTCTCCGGAGCCTATGTCACTGGTTCAGGACAGATCGCACTTGCTGCAGCACCCGCAGCGATCAATTTCCAGTCCCAGTTCATCAATTGCCAAGATTACGCGGAACTAACAGCTGAAATCACCGCTGGCCGAGGCCAAACCGTCATTGGTCAAAGCTTAGGCGTGATCCTTACCGGAGCGACTGCAACCACGACCAACATTGGAACCGTAACAGCCAACGTCGCTGGCCAAGCGGCCCACGATGCTGTGGTTACCGGCAATCCAGTGCGTGTTGCAGGTCGAGCACAAACAGCAGCCTATGGGAGTGTCGCCTCGGGCGATGTTGCCGACCTGGTTTCGACATTGCAAGGTGTACTGGTAACGCGCCCGTGGCAAATCCCCGAACTCGAATGGTCGTTTGCATCCGCTGCTGGGGGTGTGATCAATACGACCGATGTGGTTTTGTCACTGGCAGCCGGTGCAGGTCTGCGTCGCTACATCTGCTCGATGCAGCTCTCGAACAACTCGGCAGTCGCTACGGAAGTCGTCCTCAAGGACGGTGCAACGATCATCTGGCGAGGCCATCTGCCCGCTAATGCTCCTATGGCTGAGATCATTTTTGAGAATCCGCTAAGGACCACGGCCAATACGGCTCTGAACTTTGCGTGCATCACCACCGGTGCTGCGGTCTACGTCAATGCACAAGGGTTCACCGCACCGTAAGGACAACCATGATCGGCGTCAAAGTCACCACCAAAAAATCACTCGACAAGGTCAAAGCCAAGGCTCAGCAAGGCAACTTCAAGAGCCTGGGCCATGCTGCTGCATCGATTCGGTTGGTCGCTCGTCGCTCAATCAAACGTCGGCAGACAGCCTCGATGCCAGGGACGCCTCCGAATACTCGCAAGGGCCAGCTTAAGCGAGCGATCGTCTATGCGATCGACAAGCAACGGGGGATCGCAACCATCGGACCAGACATCTCAGTGGTCGGTACCGCAGGCAAAGCACATGAGTTCGGGGGCAATTTCCGCAAGGAACGTTACCCCAAGCGGCCTTTCATGGGACCAGCACTCGAAAAAGTGAAAGATCGATTACCCCCATTGTGGGCCAACAGCGTTCGTTAAGGAGAAAATTCGATGGGTGTAAAACTAGGACTCGATGCAAGGCTCTATATGAACTCCGGGACGTACGCGAGCCCCACTTGGTCGGGACTCAACAACGTGCGAGACCTAACACTGAACTTGGAAACAGGTGAAGCCGACGTTTCTACCCGAGGCAACGAGGGATGGCGCGCAACGGTGAGCACGCTCAAGGATGCATCGCTGGAATTCGAGTTGGTCATAGACCCAGAAGATTCCGGATTCACTTCCATCGTCAATGCATTTCTCCAAAACGAACCCGTTGAGTTCGTCGTACTCGATGGTCCTATCTCGGGGGAAGGAAGTGTTGGTTCCCAAGGCCTACGAGCGACGTTTCGCATCGCGAGCTTTTCCAGGAACGAAGCACTCGAAGAGGCCGTCACTGCCTCAGTAACCGCCAAACCAACGTACTCGGAACATCCACCAGTTTGGATGACGGTCGGCTAATCCCCCAGACGCTACTTTCTCTTGGAGGTTTTAGAATATGCACAGTTTTGTGGATAACTCCCGGCGTACATGGGAAGTCGCGATCAATGTTACGGCCGTCAAGCGGATCCGTGGCTTGCTCGAGATCGATCTCTATGCATTGGTTGACGACGGATTCAAGTCGCTTTCAAAACTCGTCTCCGATCCGGTCACGCTTGCCGATGTGCTGTATTGCTTGTGCAAAGACCAAGCCGACAAGCAATCGATCACCGACGAGGATTTCGGCAGAGCACTCTCGGGGGATGTGATCACCCAGGCAGCCGATGCGTTCGTCGAGGAACTGATCGATTTTTTCCCAGATGCCCGCGCCAGGGCGAGCCTTCGCAAGGCGATCGAAGCGGGCAAAGCGGTTCGGGAAAAGGTGATAAGTCACGCGGAGAAGATCCTCGATTCGATCAACCCCGAAACCGAAGCGCAGAAGTGGATCAACTCGTCTGGCACCTTGCCGGAGTCCTCGGGATCGACCCAGGACCATTTAGCCTCCGAGAGCTAATCGCGATGGGGGAGGCGCGCAGCCAAGTCCTCTGGAATCACACCTCCAGCGTTCTGGCGATGCTGGCCAACATCCATCGCGATACCAAACGCGCGAAAGTCTATCACCCATCGGATTTCAATCCGCACGCAAAGAAACGAATCCAACGTCGAACGATGGTTGGGATCCAGGCCCTGAAACACATCTTCATCGATCGCCAAAGTGAGTTGCAATAGCCATGGCATCCAGTTCGAGCATCAAAGCCGGTTCAGCCTACATCGAGCTCTTCACCAAGGACTCTCGTCTAGTGAAGGGACTCAACGATGCAGCCAAGCGGCTCGATGCCTTTGGCAAAAGTCTCCAGGGGATCGGGACCAAGATGGCCATGCTCGGTGCGGGGATAGTTACCCCACTTGCCGGAGCTGCCAAGCTCTTTGCCGACATGGGGAGCGATATGGTCGACATGAGCCAGCGGACCGGCGTGTCGGTAGAAGCCCTCTCGGAACTGGGATTCGCTGCCGAGCAATCCGGTGCCGATATGGGTACGCTCGAAGGCTCCCTCAAAAAGATGCAAAAGATGCTCTTTGAAGCGGCATCTGGTTCGCAAGCGGCTCAAGAGACCCTCGCGTCGCTTGGGCTCAGTGTGGCGCAACTTTCTAAACTATCGCCCGACGAGCAATTCAAGGTGATTGCCGATCGGATGTCGCAAATCACCGATCCGACAATGAAAACTGCCACGGCGATGGCAATCTTTGGCAAGTCAGGCACACAGCTTCTGCCAATGTTATCGAGCGGTGCTCAAGGGATCGAGGAGTTGCAGCAACAAGCCCGCGATCTGGGGCTGACCATGGCAACTGATGACGCCCAAGCGGCCGAAGCCTTTGGCGATCGCATCGATGTTCTTTGGAAAGTGCTCAAAAAAGCCGTCTTTACGATCGGGTCAGCATTGGAGCCGGTACTCTCGGCGATGATCGATTCGACCGTTCGGATCGTCGTGGCGACCAGCGACTGGATCAAAAACAACCAAGACCTGATCGTCACAGTCTTCAAAGTCGGCATGGCGATCGCAGCCGGTGGCGCAGCGATTGTTGCCATTGGCGCAGCGGCAACTGGACTCGGAACAGTCTTTAGTGCTGCAGCCACGGTGCTCGTCGGTATCGGGCAAGGGATCGCGATCCTTGGAACTGCGATCGCAGCACTGCTTTCTCCAATTGGTCTTACCATCGTTGGTTTAACGGCACTGGTCGGCTACCTCGTCTACACCAGCGGGGCTGGTACGCAGGCGATGCAGTGGCTCGGGGAACGATTCAACGAACTCAAAGACACCGCACTGGCTGCTTGGAAAGGGATTGGTGATGCTCTCGCAGCAGGTGACATCGCGCTGGCAGGCAAGATCCTTTGGCTCACACTGAGAATGGAATGGCAGCGAGGGGTTGCGTTCTTGCAGTCGAAGTGGTTGGACTTCAAAGGATTCTTCATCGGTATCTTCCAAAGTGCGGTCTACAGCGTCGCTGGACTGATGACCGACGCATGGGCAGGTCTGCAAACCGGATGGCTCGAAACCACGCACTTCATCGCCGATAGCTGGACGGTTCTTATTAGCCTGCTTCAAAAAGGCTGGAACCGATTTAGTGGATTCTTTCAACAGGTGTGGGCCCGCATTCAAGGTCTCTTTGGAGATACCAACGCCGAAGCTCAGATTGCCAAGATCAACGAAGAGATCGCTCGCCAAGACGACCTGATCAACAACTCGCAGAATCAAACCATCCTCGATCGCGAGAAACAACGACAGAAAGCTCGCAACCAAATTGAGCAAGATCGACAAGGTGCGCAGTCGGCACTCTCGGATATGCAAGCCCAAGAACAATCTGCGCTGGCTGTTGCGAATCAGAAAGCTTTAGCCGACTCTGCTGCCGAGCTTGAGAAGGCCAAGGGGGAATGGAAAGCCGCTTTGGGTGAGGCAGCACAGAAACGTGCCGAAACCTCCCCTGGTTCACCGAGCAAATT